ATTTTATTCCTTCTCCAACTTTCGTAAATCCCTGCGTAAACGGATCGGTTTTCTTCAACCATTTATCAAATTTCACAAGCAAATCGCCCAAATCTGCAGTGAGATCCAACGTATTCATACCGAATACACTGAGAACTGCATTGATGGCTTTAATCGAAAATTTGAGCGATCCGCCTAAGCACTGTCTGATAATATCAAGAGCCGCAAATACGCCAGCCAATGTCCTAGTAAGCTCATCACCGTTATCTTTGGTGAATTTCAGGAATTTCGAAGTGACTCCATGCATACTTGCGATGATGTTATATAACGTCATTGCCGAAACTGGATCAAATACTTTCTGCCAAGCATTATGTATCTCCGTGAAGAGATTGATTAATGCGTTTCCCATGTTAGCTACGGAGCCGTGAAGCAATTCTTTACCACTCAATTTATCCATATCGTTGATGAGGTCATTGATAGGTATTCCTGTCTTTTCGGACTGTTTCTGAAGTTCTTTAAGAGCCTTCACGTCTTCTTTCGTGAGGCCATTTTTCGTTAACTCCGCGTCTGACATTTTGAGGATTTGATCGATTGTCTTTGCCTGCTCTTTATTAAGGTCTTCCTGTGAAGTGGTGAGTTCTTCGGTGTATCGGAAGGAACATCCAAGCCGCTCGTTAACCAGATTCTGGACTCTTGCCCAGTCATGACCTTCAGCAGCAAGCTTATCGAATCTAGGCTGACCATTCCCGTAATCGCCTCTGATAACGGAGTCAACAATATTTTTGTAGTCACTTGTGGCGCTTGTTACTTTCTGAATATTTTTAGCAAGGTCACTATACGGATTGCCCATGGCTGCTTCCACAATAGCGTTACGAGCATCGGAAGCTTTATTAATGAAACCGCCGAGTACATCACTCACTTTGGTCCAAACTTCTTTGGCTTCGTCAAAGTCACCTACGATAAGCTGCCAGGTTTTTGTCCATCCGGAGCCTAATGCCTCTTTCAGAGTATCTATGAGCTGGGAAAAAGTTTTAACTTTAGTGGCTGCGTCACCTGCTGTTTTCGCCATGTCAGCCATCTCTTTCGCCTGTTCCTGGGTGTATCCCTGATCAACGAACTTTTTAACAGCCGCATTATATTCTTCCTGAGTATCAGCTGCTGTAGCAAACTGATCAAGCGTCTGAGTAAGCACTTCTGTCGTAAGCCATTCATCCTGCAACGACTCTCTAAATGATCCTTTGGCTTCGATTGCTGCCTTCGCGCCAGTTTGTAAATGCTCGGAGGTTCGAATAAGAGCGTCCTGAAATACCTGACCGCCCATTCCGGCATTAACGACTGAATTCCAGTCCATGAGTTGAACTTTGCCGGCAGCCAAAGCCTGAGATAACTGATACATTGCCGTAGAGGCCTGCTGAGAATTCGAACCGGATACGGCTGCAAGATTGGCAATACCCTTGATTGCCGATACCGAAGCGTCCAGTTTTACGCCAGCTGCAGTGAATGTACCAATGTTACGGGTCATTTCGGTAAAATTGTAGATGGTTTTATCAGCATATGTATTCAATTCATCCAAAGCTTTATTGACAGTCTGAACATTCGTACCCTCTTTCTGGGTATTCGCCAGAATGGTCTGAACTGAATTCATCTGGGTTTCATACTCAGCAAATCCATCTTTCACCGGATCAATCGTGATGGCATCAGTAAGCTGTTTGTCAGCGGATATCGCGGCATTAGTAATGTTCTGTAGCGCAGTGATACCCATTACCTGTAGAGCAGAAAATTTCATCTGAACAGTTTGAATACCGCTACTCATACCGGAGAAATCGACTCTCTTAGCAGTCTGCCCTATTTCCTCAAGACCTTTGGAGGCTCCTGGAAAATGAAGTTTTGCTTTAAGCTTATCGAGGGTTGACATTGTGGTTCGAGTATTTGCCTCGAAGTCCTTATTGTCAAACCGCATTTCGACGACTTTGCTATCTATAGTTTCACTCATTTCTTAGTAACCTCCTTCCATGCGCTTTCAGCAATTTGGTCAAAAATAGGCTGGATAGCGGGATTGATGTAATCTCTTCCTTCTACCCAGCCTCCGGTGCCAGTCGCATGTCCATACTGCAAAATAATAGCGATTGGAACTCCTTTGTTAACATTGGTGTTATGAAATTCTATGGATACAGATCCATTTTGACGTTTTATCACGTATGTCCATGAAGCGGCAGTCTTACCGGTATCAGTCGGCGTTGCAGACGAAAGGGCGGCTACGCCAGCTCGCCCATACTTATCCAGGTCGCCGATTTTAGCCGCTTCCTTAACTCTTTCGAGATATCTCGAGAGTTTTGAGAAATCTCCCTTTTGTCTGAATTCAATCATGTGTTACCTCATTAAATTGCGATAAGATCTTTCCATGTATTTGTACCGCAAATACCATTTGCAGTAAGTCCTCTGGACTTCTGGTACTGTTTGATAGCGTAAACGGTGTTTGAACCAGCCTCTCTATCAAGACTAAGCTCTTTTCCATCTTCTCCTTTAAAACCACGGGCTCTGAGGATTTCCTGCGCTAAAAGAACAGAGGTTCCTTTACTGCCGTTCTTTACAACTTCTGGATTAAACATGTAACCGCTCCTTTCAGATTTCACTGACGTGTCCGTCTTTGTCGGCGGGACGTACGTTATAGTATTGTCTGTGTATTTCGGAGTAACAAAACCTCGGATATATCGACCATTGATGGAAAGTTTGCGTCTACGGACTGAATCCTTGTAGTTGCCCTCCATTACGATGAAATAACCCTGAGATTTATTCACCTCGATGATGATTCCGATATGATCGGCATAACCGGTACAGTCGCCAACTCCGTTATCATTCCAGTCATATAAAACGGCGTCGCCGATATTGGCTACATAGCCGTCTGCTTCTACCCAACAACCCATTTTCTTTGCCCGGTTAATGAGCTCTTCGCATCCGATTTCAATCGGCATGATGTCTGTATAGCCGAGCTTAATCGCTGTCGCTGACCACGTACAAGCACACCAAGCCCATCCATACTGCATCTTTACACCGCGCGGAAATGAACCGGTATATGAATTGTAAATATCCACGATTTTCTTATAAGAACCATCGGCTTCGTTTAGGCCTTCCCAAGAACAAATGAGATCTACTACTGCCTGTCGGGAGCGAACTTTGGCAGATCCTGTAGACTCACCATACCAGTGATCCATGTCGACATTCCCGCTAATTCCGGCTACTCGACCGGAGCTTGTAAACTGCTGGATAATGCAAGCGAAATCTGGGCCACCCTCATAATCTGCAAGCCAAACAGGATACTTTGAGAGTAAGCTCTTCGAATACCAGTTCTTATAGTAATCAATGTTGGTGTAAATACCTGTTTTGTATCCCTGAGATTTCACATAGCTACAGAAAATCTCGGTGAACTTATTGCATTCTGCCTTCCCTAAAGTGACTCCAGCTTTCTTGGCTTTATTGACAGTGTCATACTCGAAGTCGGCAAAAATATAGATGTCTTTTCCGAGACCTGCTTTTTTGACCTGAGAAATACAAAACTGAGCTTCAGCCAACGCCTGTGTTTCACTAAGCGCATAGATGAAATGATAAACCCCCTTAATAGGAAGTTTCGCAGATTTACATTTTTTCGCGTATTCGAAAAATCGAGTATCAGTTGTCTTGCGATAGCTTGATCGTAAGATGGCGAAATCGATTCCTGCTTTTTTGACTTGCGCGAAATTGATCGATTCCTGATGATAACTAATATCAATTCCTTTTTTCATTCGATCACCCCTTTGAATGATGTTTTGCTCGACGAGCTTTATTCAGTGCTTCGTTACGTCTTGTAATATCAGCTGCACTCATTTTTTTACCTGGTGAATTTTTAACATTGCAAACTCTGATTAAAGTCAATAAGCTGTTTATATGCCACTTTTCAAACTCCACTGGAATGCCTTGTGAAATCATCCAATAATAAATCAGCTCTGCTGTTATGCCCTCGCGGCTTCCTCGTTTTGATGGATCATTGCGAAAAGTGGTAGCTGTCATCGGGTCGTCTATATAAGCTGATATCCGATCAATCAGAGTTTGACTTTTAGAAATTCGATCATACACCTCGGACGGAACGTTCTTAGTGATAGTCATGCATTTGATATAATCTATGATTTCGGGTAACGTTTTGTCTCTCTTACTGAAGAATGGTTTATGCCATTTACGTTCCCATTTTGACAGAGAGACAAGAGAATGTTCTAATTGTAAATGCCATTCTTTGAAAGCTGACGAGAATACGAATTCTTCTTTTTCATCATCCCACACTTCTTGTGCCGGAACGGTTATCTCAAGCATCTCTTATCCCTCCATGGTTTTCTTCTTTGTTACGCCTCCGGAAACTGGCCTGCTACGATTTTGTCAGCCTCGACTTTGGCCTGCTCTCTGACATCAGCCGGTAATAAACCGTTAACAAACTCTGCGGCGGCTTTTGCATCTGT